TACATACGAAGAAATTGAACATACCATACTGCATGAAATAGAAGAAAACCAAAAAGAACAAGACACTATTATTAGGGCTTATTTTAGTTGGCAAGCAGACCCAGACTCTATTGACGATGAAATGCTTTTAAAAGTAATACGTTGGCGACGTAATGGGTTATTGGTTTCTTGTGATTGGACACAAATACCCGATAGTGCTGTTGACAAACAAGCATGGCTTGATTACCGTCAACAACTTAGAGATTTGCCATCTCAAAATGAAAATCCAAGATTGATTGTTTTCCCAACACCACCAGCATGATTAGTGTCATCACCTGCACATACAACACGCCACTTGAAGTGTTGGCTCGTACATGGGCGTCTTTAAAAGCACAAACACACAAAGATTGGGAATGGGTAATCTACGACGATTCTCCAAACATGAATGTGATGAGCCAGATATGGGGTTTATGTAGCGACGAGCGATATAAAGTTCGTGCGTTTAGACCACACGTACCATCTAACGGCAACATTGGTTACGCAAAACATATGGCATTTATGCTTGGATTAGGTGAAATCTTGGTGGAGTTAGACCACGACGACGAACTAGTACCTGATGCTTTGGCAGAAATAGAATTAGCGTTTGAGGATTATGATGTCGGGTTCGTGTACTCCAACTGTGCAGAAGTCTTTGATGATGGCACTAGTGGGAAATATCCTGAAGGCTGGGCGTTTGGTTACGGCTCGGAACGATGGAACACTGACTACAACGTGTGGGAAATGATAGCACCACCGTTGAATCGTGTTACCTTAAGTCATATTGTTTCTGTGCCTAATCATGTGCGTTGTTGGCGTACCAGTGTTTACAATGAATTGGGTGGTCATGACGTCAAACTGCCTGTGGCAGATGACTACGACCTGATAGTTCGGTCTGCTTTGCACACAACAAGATGCAAACATATTGACAAACTATTATATCTGCAACATATTGGGGCGGATACAGCCCAGAGAAAACAGAACAGGTTGATTCAGGATTTGGTTCCGCTTATTCATCAAGAGTATGTGGATGGAATTGCTGCGTTGTATCCGCAAATATAGGTGACAAAAGGACAATTAGTATGAGCAATATTGACATGAGTGGGTACTATAAGCAGCGTCAGGCTGCAAAGAACCAGTTTGGGGCTTTGTCAGCCCGTAATTCTTATGCCCATTTTTTGTCTCAAACTAGAGGTAAACGTAACCTAAGTATGTTGCAGGAAAAGCAGACTGCTGGGGTTCCTAAACTTATTTCTAGTTATACGCAACGTAACCTTGCTGGTCCTGGTATCACCAGCGGTATTTTTTCTAAAGGTTTGCAAGATTATGCTATTGAGTCGCAGCGTTCTCAGCAGGATATTCAGGATGCGATTAATGCGAGTGCAAGGAATCAAGAGTTGGATTTTGCTCAGAACCAAGCAGATTTAGAGGCTCGCCTTCTTGACCTTGAGGAACAGAAAAATCGTGAGATTGCCAATAGTGCTAGTGCTTTAACTTCGTATAAACCGTTCTTAGGATAATTTATGGCTATTGGAAAAAAGATTAAAACAGGTGTTTTTACTACTGGTGGTAAACCTGTTGCTGAAATTAAGTATCCTCAGCCTGGTGAGTATGACATTATCGGTCAACCTAGTTACAGCAATATTCCTATTACTGTTGCTAACACTGGACAAGATTTAGGTATCAAAGATACGTCTACTAATTTTAATGATTTGTTTGCAGAGTATCTTGGTACTGCTGGTACTGCTGGTGGTAGCGGTGGTAGCGGTGGTTCTAGTAATCAAAATCTTATTGACTATTTGAATAGGCAACAGGGTAGATATCGCTCTCAGTTGAATACTGGTGGGTATAAGCAACCAACGAATCGTTTGTCTAGCGAACTTGAACGTCAATATGGTGTTGCTTCTGGAAATATTGATAGCAGCAATGTTGCGTTGATGGATTTCCTTGGCAAGCAAACTAATCCTTTTGCTAATGTTACTGCTGCTTCTACTACTGTTGACCCGCAGTTTAACGCATTGCTTGAACAGCAAGGCGTCAGCACTGCTCCTGTTAATACACAGTATGAAGCGCAGAAGCAGGCTGCTATGGATTCTGATGCACAGTTCAATAACCTTACTGGCATTCTTAAAGGTTTGTATGACCAGGGTCTTGTTGATGCTAAAACTGCTGCAGCGTTGTCTAAAGATTTTGCTACACAAAACCTTGAAACCAACAGGGCATTGTATGGCATGAATATTGCTAATCAGGAATATGAAAACAGGAAGTCTTTGCAAAATACGTTGGATGAAACTTTGTTCAAGTTGGCTGAGGCTGGCGGAAAAGTTAAGAAGCGTTCTTCGAGGAAGAAGTAATTATGGCTAAGGGATACAATAAGGATTTGGCTTTGCTGCAGATGCTTGATGAGAACTCTCTTTTGAGTTTGTTGGGTCAAGAGATGTCTAGTGGTGGTTCTTTTGTTGACGAGAGTCGTATTAAACTTAACGCTAAATATATGAATGACCCTAATGCCAAGGCTGTTTTGGATATTGTTTATGCTGCTCTTGATGGTGGCGAAGATGTTGAAACCATTATCAATGATTTGCAAACAACAATGGCTGACCCCAACGACACCAGTATTCCTAAGTTGAATGATATGACTCAACTGCAAGATATTGTTGGTGGTGTTCTTAACTCTAGTCAGGCTAGAAAGAAATCAATATCTAGTGGCACAACGGGTTTAGAAGTTCTTACAAAACTTGGTGTACCAGAGTTTGCACCATTGTTGACTAAAGTTGGGGCAACAAAAAAGTTTGAGTTACCTGATAGTCCTTACAGTTCTCCTACTGCTGCACAAGCAAAGTATCTTGCTGAGGCAGAGAAGTTGGCTGGCAAGACTGCTGGTTTGAAGGCTGATACTACTAAGGGTGCAAAAACTTCTTACGCAACAGCAACTACTCCTAAACTTGATTTTTTGAAAGATACACCTTTGGGTTATTTAAGTTTCTTGGGAGATAAAAAAATTCCTATTGACAAAGCGCTTGATGTTCTTGATAAGGCTACCAGTTTTATTGGTGGTGTTGGTACAGGAATTATTTCGGGTGGTGGTTTGCCTGGTGCCTTGTATGAGGGTGGAAGAAAACTTGGTGAAGCAAATAAGAATCCTAAATTTGGTCAAAGAGAAACTCCAGAACAAGTTAAAAGACGTCAAGCATTAGCGTTGATTGCTTTGAAAAAGAATCAACAAGATATTGCTGATGCTCAACAAGCCGCTATGGAAGAACAGGCTCGCCAGTCTGGTTTGAACGAAATGTATAATGCGGGTACAGCGATGTCTGATGCGCCTCTTAGTGGAAACATTTTTGATAAGGCTGCTTTTGCTCAGGGTGTTTATAACCAGCAGAAAACAACTAAAGCAAATAATGCTTTGGGTCCAAGTAGTTATGATATGACCAGACTTCTATTAGCAAAGGCAATGCGTGGCTAGTGTTCTTGATAAATATATTAAACAAGTTGGCGCTAACACTGGTGCTGCGGTTACGCCTAGTGGCATAAACGCATACAATATTGACCCTAGGATTGGTCAGCAGTATCAAGATTTAGTTTCCACCGTCAATAGTGGTATCAGTGGTCAGCCTGCTGGTACTGATGTGTTGTCTAAGTACTTGACTCAGTTAACTAACTTGTCTAAACCTGCTCCTAAGAAGAAGAATGCTTTGCAGTCCATCTTGTCCAACAGGGCTGTTCAAATTGGTTTGAAACCTTTAGAGGTTTTAGATTATGGTCGTCGTGCTACTATTTCTACTCTGAAAGAATCTTACGATTACGGTAAGACTGGTGAGTTCAGTACTGATGATTTTATTAAACAAATCAAGGACCCTACTTTTGGTGTAGGTAAGTTTGTTAATACTGGTAACAAGTGGGCTGACAGAGGTTTAGGTTTTTTTGGTGACGTTGGTACAGACCCTAGCATGTTGTTAACTTTGGGTGCTGGTACTTTTGTTGGTGCTGGTGGTCGTGCAGCGTTAGCAACAAAACTTTTGGAGGCTGGTGCTAGTGAAGCACTTGTTTCTAAGGCTGGCAGACTTGGTCTTGCTGGTTTGAAGGCTGCTGAACGTGAAGCATAC